TGAACACCTCAACGAGGTTGTGCGTGGTCTTCTTACTGCCCAATAAAGAGCGCAGTCGTCCTTTTAATCCTGTTATGTACTTCATGTATTGATTCTTTAACTTGTAGTTCGTTGGCATTCGACATCTTAATGATTGTACTATGTCCGTCATCAAACACGTACATAATCTCATTGACATTTACAATGATGTCTGTATATCCCATCTCTTCTGCTGTCAACTCTTGTAGCTGCTCGTCATCAGTATCCATGAACTGAATCAACTTCGTGCGCACAAGGATGAAGCCTGCCATGTCACCAGTATCCGAATGGGCACTCTGCGTCTTCGACTCTGGTCTTCGCTGGAAGGAAGCAGCCGCACGCATTGCAAGAGTTGAGCACCTTGTCCTTATGTTGGCACAGCGAACAGATTGCAGTGCGTGGCTTGCTCATCTCCGTCTTAGCCTTGTTGCTCGTTAGGTAGTACCACCACCCCTCGAGTATTGCTCTAAGCTTGCTCATGGAATTACCACAGGACTTTGCCCAATTGAAGCAGCTGAGAACGACAAGCACGTGTAGATATCTCCATCTACTGTGATGTCTTGCTGCACTCCGTCTATTGTTACCCATATCGTATAGCCTTGAAGTGGATCAAGTTGAATGCCTTCAATGGTGATGTAGCCTTCCGCATCACTCGTTGCAGTGAACTGCATTATCTTCTGCGTGGCATTGTGTTGCAGCCAGACAGTGAACTCTGTCTCTGCTTCAACTATGCCAAAGGTGAATTCTGTTAGGCAGGCGTTCACATAACTGCCTGCATCATAACATGGTGAACATACGCTCATAGGTATCTCTTTAAGATTGCGTTCACAAAGTAACGAAAACAATCTAAGAAATCTGCACGCTCGGATAAGATTCTTCTGTTGCTCTTGATGATGCTGCCGTTAGCATCGCACTGCACTTGCTTAGCATCAAACACGAAGCCCTTGCACCGAACCGAGTTGGCTCTGATGTCCAACTTACGAAGTGCTGCATTGCAATCGATGCGGCTGTTGTAGTGGGTTGGATTCGCCGGAATGATAATCTGTGAATCGGAAAGATGCAGCCGCCGTTTTATCTGCGTGTAGGCACTCGAGTTGTCGCGCTGCTGCACAGTGCCACCTTTGCCCATTGCATCGCCTGTGATGCGCAAGAGACCCATTGGTATGCCCATGCGCTCGATGTAATCACAGAACGCATCCACGCTTCCCTTCTCAATCTTAATCTCATCCACCACCACGCAGCCCCTCGGCAGCTGTTGGATGACCAGTGCGCAGAGTGGGTTGATGTTGAAATCGACTGAGATAAATATCGGTATATTGCGATTGAGCGCAACGCTGTCATCGATGTGCTGCTCGTCTTTCCACTCGTACAAGAACGGATTAGCAACGTCATCCAAGATGTCCCAATCGCCTTCGACGAAACGCTGATACTGGACAGGCGGCAACTCCTTCAAGCTCTCCAGGTACTCGGCAGGGATATGCGGATTGTCGGTGATCTTACTCGGGATGTAGCTCCACTTCTCTGGTAGACTGTTGTCGCGGTATCGGTCGTAGATTATGGACTTCACCCAATTATTTGCAGGGTTGCACGTAGCAAGGCAAACAATCGGCGGCTTGCCATGCGCCTTGTTCCAACTACCGATACGCTCCTGCACCTTGTAGAAGGTGGGCTCTTGCAGCTCGTTAACCTCGTCAAGCCCTGCGCCGTTCACCTCGAGACCTCTAAAGCGGTTGAGGTCTTTGTCCTCATCAAAGCTTTCCGCCATGAAAATAAGCTCGCTGCCGTTGTTGAATGTCACAACATTGGTGTCTCTGTTCCAACTCTTGATGTGCGCGTTCAACCCATCGCCGAGCAACCCAGTGAAGCTCGGGAAGGTTGTACGCTTAAGGTCAGGTAAGCTCTTGCGTATTATCACCCAACGACTTCCGCCATAGTGCAGTGCAAGATGGCTGATGGTCAGCAGGAGCCAGTAAGTCTTGCCGCCTCGAATCGCGCCTCCAAACACGATCACTCGCTTCTCTCCACTAATCGCCTGGTCAAATGCAACTGTCTGTGTCTCGGTCAGAGTGTAGCTCATTCACTCTTTGGCTCTGTGCGGATGATCACCAAGGGCTCAGTGCTTGTGATGTTGGTGTCTGTCGTTTGCTTGGGTTTGCCGTAGCCACGATCAAGCAGCATCTCTGCCGCTTTGATGTCGCCCTTCAATGCCTTCTTCTCGATGGCCTTAAGTATCTGCTCAGCGATTGTTACTCCGTTCTTCTCATCGCCAAGTATGTCAGCCATCAGCTTGTTTAGCTCGGGCAGTTTTCGAGGTCGGCCGTTAGGATTTAACGTCTCCCCCTTCTTCATCTTCTTGCCGTCATGTGGGAATGCCATACGTCTGTATTTTGTCTGTTTCAATCGTAGCTCACCAACTCCGCTCTGGAATCGGTGTTCTCCTTGATTTTTGTAATCTGTTCCTCGTTGTTATCGTAGTGCACTTCAATGCCCAATCGTTGTATCGTCCTCCACTTATCTTCGCCATTGGTGAAGTAAACTCTTAACCTCGGTATGCCGAGCTCCTTTGCAATCTCATACACTCGCGTACTCATCGTTGATTCGTTTCGTGCAGTGATGATATACACGCGATCACCCTCAGTAATCTTCCTGCGAGCAAGTGCCATCCCTTGCGGAGTTGTAAGTACACCATCAACATCGAAAGATATCTTCATCGTTTCTTAAATTTTGCCGCCTCAGCATTCGCAATCGCGACAGCTTGAACCGGTGAGTATCCTTCTTCAATTAGCTTCTTGATATTCATTTGGATGATTTGTGGCGAGTCTCCTTGGAATAGTGGCATGATTACAAAGATAGTGTTTTGCTTCGTTTGATATCCTCCTCAGTCAATTTCAATCTTACAACCTTGTTGTATATGATAACATCGGCAGTCTTGTATCCTGCATCGTTGTCGCGTAGTGCTCCAATCAAATACTCGTTTGGTGCATCCACTTGCAAGTCTTCCGATGCTTCCATTATCTTCTGCATGGCTTTCACCTTGAATGTAACCTCAACATCTTGCACTGATCCAATTGGAGTCAAGTATCCAGTGAAGGTATCATCTTGAATCCTCATGTATCCACTTCTCCATCTGTTAGCAGCCATAATCGTCAGTGCGTTTTGATTTGTATGAGTCAAGCATTCTGTATATAATCTTTTTAATCTCGTCCTTCTTGCTTTTTGGCACTCGCAATGTGATGTTGCAGGTGTCTTCGCCATAGATAAACTTCGGGCCTGCGTTCTTTCGCTTACCGCCTCTGTTTTCAATCTTCTGTTCCATTGGGCACAAAGATAGGAATTAACTTTTGATTATGCAATTTCAATGTCTTAATCCACTTTGCGCACCGACTCAAGTAGTACTGGTAGACAATGCTCTCAGGGTTGGCATTCATTAAGTGAAACCTGAAGCTCTCATGCGTGCGCTGTGTTGAATGATATGTCACGCATCCATCTACAATCTTGCCCTCGATTGGATAGTACTCGTTCATCGTCTTAATTATCTTCTCCTCGGTCGTCATGGTTAATGATATTTAAGAATTCTGCTTCACTTCTTACAATGTGATACTCGTGTCCAAGTGAAAGGCAGATTTCTTGAAACTTGATTTGCTGAGGTGACTGTTTACCGATGTCTGTCTTCCACTCAATCCAACATGTCTTGCCTTCTGGCTTAAGGTAGCACATGTCAGCAACACCGGCAATGACTCCCATGGCTTTATTCATTGCTCCTTTGATGCCGTTGATTGAGTTGTTATTGATGGCGAATATGCGGCCACGTAAGTCTGGGCGTGCGTTCCAAAGGTTTTGGAAGGCTTTCGCTTGGGTTGCAACTTCGCTCATTTTGGACAGGCGGACAGGCAGGACATGCGACATTCACAACTTTTGAGGTTGCTACATGTGTGTGTGTGTGTGTGCATATATGTGTGTGTGTATATATATTATAGTATTATTAGATAAAGTGCCTGTCCCCTGTCCAAGTCCTCTGTGAACTTAGAGTGGCAATAGTTTTGGATGGACAGGCAAAAATGAAAAGTGCCTGTCCGTGCCTGTCCATTTAAGTAGGGTTACGGCTAACAAAGTACATCATCACCTTCGATAGGTTGAGGACTCTGCGTTGTTTTTCGAATCCTAACGATGTGAGAATCTGACCAATGCGGTTGGTGTTGAGGTAGTTAAACTTTGTATCGCTCATCAAGTATTGTTGAATATCGGTGAGCGACATCCACTCGCCGTAGCTTGTTGCGCTTCCAGGTGAAAGCTTCTTATGGATTAGATCATCCTCAGGTGTTGATATCTTGTACATCTCAGTTGCTGCATTGAGTCTGTCAATATCTTCTTTGAGGATGGTGTACTCAGCACCCATCTGATACATGCAGAAGAGCTCGCGCCAAAGTCCTTCCTTATCGCACTGATTGTAATAGTCATGGTCAATGTCATTGATATGGATTGGCATGATTCGTCTGTTGCCAGTTGCATCGCTAAGTATCTGAGTCTCGTTTGATGTGCCGCAAAAAACAGACAGTCTTTTTAGATCCACAGAAACTCTGCCGTATGGCTCTCGCACGTTGATGAATTCTTTTGAGGTCAGCTCCTTGAGTCGCTTGTCTTCCTTCTTGGACTTGCCGCCGTACTCGTCATCATTGATAATAAGCTTGCCGCACATTAGTATCTCGTCATCCTTTCCGGCATCCATCTTGGACTCAGCATAAAGGTAGCGCAACTTCTTTGGAAGTAGATATCGGAACCAGTGTGTCTTGCCAGTGCCCTGCTTCTCTCCACAGAAAACAAGCACGAGTTCTGACTTATGACCGTATGATGATGCAACTACTGAAAGCAGCCATCGAAGTATAAAGAAGTCTGCTTCTGCCGTATCAGAAACAACGCTGCTAAGAAGTAGCTTAATGTTGGGCCAGTTGTCATTGTCATATTGAAATAACTCTTCTTCAAAGAACTCATGCAATGGATTATATGATGGCACTCGATTGGAGAATATAATCGATGTGATAAGGTCTTTGGTTGATTCTTTGAATACTGCTTTTGAATCAAGGAAGATGGAGTTGAGGTCGGAGTCATCGATTGCTTTGCCATCGAGTTCAATCTTGCGAGTGATGACATTCTTCTTAATGTCATAGGTGCTAACAAATGCAGCAATGTCTGTGCTTACTGAATCAGATTTGAATTTAATATCCTTGCTTACTATCTGCTCAACAATTTCTTTTGAGTCTTCTGGACTGAATCCCCCTTGCTTTTCAAGTGTCTCGATTATGGCTTCTTTGGAAAGGCCTGCCGCCTTTTGCGATGTTGTGAATCGCGCTATTGCTTTAGTGTGCTCAGAGTATATGTCGATGCCGTTCTGCTTAGCGTGGAAGTAGATCGTGCCAATTGTCGACTTCTTAGACTTGGACTCGCTGTGGTTCTTGTAGCAGGCATTGAACTGGGCATCGCAGTCGAGTGAGTTGTACTTCGAGCTGTGAGATGATAGCGTGTGGAAGTACTCGCGGCCTTGCTCTTGAAACTCTTGTATGAGGGCGTAGCAGATTCGCACCCAGTCGGAGTAGTCTTCGCATAGGTTGATGCCTTTCTCATCCATTTGCTTAATCATAGCATCAAAGTCGGTTTTTATTACCATGACCTTTGGATACTTGGGCTCTTTCTTTTTGGGCAAGTACTTCTTGAATGTTGCTGACTTGGTGTTGAGCAGCATGAATGGATCGTAGGAAACGAATCGCGCACGGGATACGTTCTTGCCGGACTGATCCACAATAAGTTGGTACTCGTTGTAAAGGTATGCAGCGATTCCATTGAACGCATCTAGGTGACGAGTGCCATCCATCTTAATAATTAAGCACAGGCCATTGCCTCCAATGGATAGGAATGCAGCGTATAGATAGGGGTCAGCACCTATGCGCTTTTTTGTTTCGGCAGGATCATCAAGGTTGTCGATGTCTATGGCTATGAAGTTGGAGTGCTGTCTGATTGCATCATCCTTGCGAGCTGAGAAAGAGCCGCTGATTGTTACCAGTGGAGCGGTCTTCTTCTTGAGGTCTTTGATTTGTTTAGTTGGAGCATTGCGAACCTCGAATGCTATGTCTTGCCATTTGCCTGTCTGCACTCCTTCGAGGAAGCTAGCAATTTCGATGTCGGTGTCTTGGGAATCGTGTACATTCTTATAGGAGGATATCAGCATTATATATTGTTTTTAGGGTTGTTTTCAGTTTCTCATCAGCCAAGTCCTTGTGGAAGCGGTTGAATTTCCTGTTGCGTTCATGACACCAGAGCCTCGCAATTTCGTGATTCTTTTTTGCAATATGTTGGTAGTTGTCTGCATTTAATTTCTTGATGTTCTTCTTTGCAAGCAGGGCAACATGTTCAATAGCTACGAATAGGGAGCGATATTCTTTGTGGTGCTCGTTCATTGATATAAGCTTCTTGATGTCGACTGAATCGGTCATGAGGATAAAGTCCTCGATGCCTTGGTCGAGCACAATCTTCTTGGGGAAGAGATGGCCGCAGAAGCATTCCATCTTGGATGTGTGAAGCAGTGCCTCGCAATTGGGGCATTCTTTGACGGGCGCAACTCCTGCGCCTGGCTTCTTTGGATTGTGGAAGATATCGTCCCAATTACGTGCAGTGGCCCATGAGCCATGAGTGAGGCAATTTCCACCAAGGTCGATGATGGTGAACGCGAGCTTGACTGGATGCGGACGAGCACCTCTTCCGCACATCTGAAGCCAAAGCGGCATCGATGCTGTTGCCTTGTTTACGATGACTGTCTCAATGTCGGGCTGGTCGAATCCTGTTGTTGCGATGCCGATGTTGTTAAGGATTGCATCTGGAGTGTTGGCGAACCACTCGAGAACCTCAACGCGATCTGTTGAGGTTGCATCGAGATGCCGAGAGTTGAAGCCCTCAGCAAGGAAGGCCTCATTGACTGCTTGCGAGTGCTCGACATTGCAATTGAAGATTATTGTCTTGCGGCCGAGTGAGTTCTTCTTGTAGGCGTTTATGGTTGTATCAATGTACTTAGGCTCTTTGTACATTGCGCCCATTTGAGCTGCATCAAACTCGCCTGCTTTCATCTTAAGCTTTGCACGCTCCACAATGGAAGATGCGGAATAGGTCTGCTCAGGACATAAGAAGCCTTGCTCGATTAAGTCTGGGATATCGATGCCGCAAACGATGTCATCAAAGTAGTTGCGCAGTGGGTTGGTCTTTTTAGCGGCAAGTGGAGTGGCGGTGAAGCCGATAATGTACTGATGTTTAAAGTGCTCAATGACCTTGGTGAAGTTACCGATGTGGCACTCATCAACGATGACCATGCCGATATTCTCGAAGAGGTGCAGCCGCTTATGTGCTGACTCCACCATTGCGACATAGACTCTGGCAGGCGGTATTGACTTCATTCCTGCCACTACTTTCTGCACTGGTAGGTTGATGGCTTTGGCTGCTTGTGTGAGCAGTTCTTCTCGGTGAACGAGGATTAAGATGTCCTGCTCGCTTCGAGCGCAGTAGCGGTCACATATCGCAGCGAAGCAGACTGTCTTGCCTCCGCCTGTTGCGAGCTGAGCAACCACCTTGCGATGGATGCGCAGCTTCGCAGATATGTTGTTGATGAATCGCTCTTGGTATTCTCTTAGTTGCAGCATCACTCGTAGGTTGATGTGTAGTATTCTTTTGGCGTTTGGATTTCTTTTGATAAGTAATTTAATTCACCTTTAATAAAAGCATCCATTATATACTCCCTTTCCATCTCTTTGGCTTGGTCAAATAAATTAGGTTCAGGTAAACTTTCTAATTTGCATTCCAATTGCTCAATTAACCACTCAACTGCTGTCTGCTTTTTCATGCGTACTTCTTTTTATAAAGTTGTTCACCGGCGGACTTTCCGACAGCTAAATTTCCACTCATCATATCCTTGGCGCATTCGTTGCAGATGTCGATGATCATCTGCTTTTCGTTTGGTAGTTCGATTTCGCATAGTTGCGCGATGTTCTCGTAGACCAGTGCCATTGCGTGGGCATACTGCTCACTGGACTTGCTCAGTAGTTCCGCTCTGTCCCTGCACAGATATAGGATTTTTTTCAATGAAGTAGATGTCATAAATAGTTGATTTTTTGAATTTGGTTTTTAATCTTCCAGGTCTACTCCAAACAATCTCGACAAACTTGGTATCTTCAGCAAGACTGATGAATACCGTTGCATCATCGAAATGATTATACATCATCTTAAGATGCTTGAAGTTTGTCTCTATATATATGAAGTTGCGATGCAGGAAGTAATACATCACATTGGTAAAGGAATAATTTTCAAAGCCCTCTGTGGACCAGGTAATCTTTGATAAGGTTTTCTGCTTCTTCAATTTCTGAAGGTGTATGTCGGTGGATAAAAAGTTCACCTTTGAACTTGTTCGGCACTCCTATGTAGTAGAAGTTTGTAGGGCAGTATCCAGTAAGGTACGAATACCAAACTGCTTGGATATGGTTGTAGTGCTTAGTCATGTCGGAGGCGAAACTGCGAAGCGTAGTGCAGGAAGTTGTCTTGATGTCGGCATTGATTGAGTACATTGGGCAGTGCAAGTCAAGGATTCCTTTTGCTGCCACCTTGCGCCCATCAATCTCAATCTCCTTGATGAAGGTAATCTCCTTTGCTGACTTTTCGAATACGAGCTTGAGCATTGAGTGCTTCATAATACAGTCGTAGATCAAGCGAGCATTGGGCGGCATATCTTTGGGATCCGTCTCAAGCAGATTGCGATGGAACTCCGCGCCTCTCTCGAGAGCACCGGCAGCGTATTGGATGCTGCCAGTGAAGTGCCTCTTGATACTTGATGCGTTGATTGCTTCGATGCTGTTGTAGATGTCGCGGCTCATAGTTAAAATAAGGAGGTTTGTATTGTTGGTTTATAAGTTGCATCATATCTAATATTATTACCTTTTGGATAAGCTTCAATTTTGTAAGGTAGCATGTGTTTCATTTGCTTACATTCTTTTTTGCTTCCAATAAAATAAAAATATCTATGTTTTCTTGGTCTTTCTCTTAGATAATAATCTTCTCCATATTTATCTCTTAACCATTGAAATCTATTTTCTTGACCTCTACTTAAATCGAATATAGTACCTGAATGTAAATGCTCCATTCCTTTAATACATACCTCTTCCATTTTTTTTGATAGTCCTGTATAAATCCAATTTGTTGCTTGATAAATATAACCATGATGATTTTTTGAAGTATCGGCATAACTTACTATAACTAATGGCTTAGGTAATTGACACATTGATTGACTTACTAAATAAGAAAGTATATTTTTCTCAAGTCCTTCATTTATTACAAGTCTATTAAGTTCCATAAGTTTAAATTTATTATCCCATAAATCCCTCAATGTACTACTTACAGGAATTCCAAAAGTGACTATACCTTGAAGCAAATTATTGTTATCAAATAATCCAAAAGCGTGTTGTATAGGTGGCAGTCTTTTTGCATAATGCTTTTTTAAACACCATTCTTTGCATAAATAATTGTCAATTGGTTTGACTTTATACCTATCTTTTATACTCATAACGCATCATAATACTCGCGACCTCCTTGTTCGCCTCCTTGTGATGACGGCCTTGGAAACCTGTCGATGATTGCCTTCTGCCCATCGTGGTAGCCGTTGGA